ATCGCCGCGTTGAAGAAATCGCCGGAAGCGGAAGAAGAACCGAAAAAGGGGCTATAGTAGGATTGCCCCCGATGTTAGCCCCTGAGCCTGCGAAGTTGCGTTTTGCTGCGTGGAAGCCGCAGATTGGTCCCACATGACGGGTGTACGCATCTCATGAGACTTTGCATGGCGACAGCCCACGGCGTAATTGCCTAGGAGTGCACTAACGGCGGCGCATCGGTGCGGAGATGGCGGTCGAAATCCGCCCCGCGCGAAAGCATTGAGTCAGACTACCAAGCGGTAGTTGGCCTGAGATGGGTCTTGTGATAAGATAAGCATAAAATATCGCACCGATTTTTAATTAGAATTTATGTATCCTATTGAATTAAAACATACTGCTGGTCCATTTGGGGATGAAACAAACCGCTATGATGTTATTATCCGAAAGGAGAATATGACCGTCCAGGATTTGATTGATTATGCCGTAAAGCAGAGAAGCGGGGAATGGGGTTATATTAGCATAATGGGGGAAGGAGGATGGCTCAATGTTAAGAACCGTTTAGAATACCGGTGGGGGACGATAGTTTCAGACGATATTCCGAGCGAGATCAAGACTAAAATACTACCTCGGTGCAAAGCAAGCGGTGGGTGGTCAAGAATGGATTATAACATATATGGGTTATAACTTTTTTTTGGATGGGTAGCTCAGTGGTAGAGCTGCAGGCAAGTAGAGGTCGGGGAGTGTCCGCGGAGAAATCCTCATAAAGCCTTGAAGTAAGTCCTGATGTCGGCGGTTCGAGTCCGCCTCCATCCGCAAGGCTTAGTGTAACAGGGTATGGCACCGCCTAAACAGCACACCGGATTGAGTTCCGGAGGTCCCGTGCAAGCCGGGGGCCTTTATTTTTATAAAAAGTATGATCAATACAGGTTTATTTTCATCGAATAGCAACGAGTGGGCAACTCCGACCGACTTCTATAAGAAGCTGGACGCGGAGTTCCATTTCAATCTTGATCCGTGCTGCACCCATGAGAACGCCAAGTGCGAGCGCCATTATACTGTTGATAATGACGGTCTTACGCAAAAATGGGGGGGGCAGAAACGAGAGTGTTCTGCAACCCTCCTTACGGCAGAGAGATCGGCAAGTGGGTCAAGAAGTGCTACGAGGAGAGCAAGAACTGCGAAGTTGTGGTTATGCTCATACCAGCCAGGACAGACACGGCCTACTTCCACGACTACATCTATCACAAGGCCAAGGAAATCCGCTTTATTCGAGGTCGGCTTCATTTCAACGATTCAAAGCAGGGAGCACCATTCCCGTCAATGGTAGTAGTGTTTTGATATGCAACTAAGAGAATACCAAAACACTTTAATCGCCGAGTCCCGCCAGGCCCTGTCGAAGCATAAGCACATAATTGTGCAGTCGCCGACAGGATCCGGAAAGGGGGTTCTCATCGGCTCGATGGCTTCCATGGCCACAGCCAAACATAACCGCGTTTTAATCCTGGCACACAGCGAGGAAATTCTTACGCAGGATGCCAGACACGCCCGCAAATGGGGCGTGGATGCTGCAGAAGTCTTCGCTAAGACCAGGAAGCGTCCTGATGCAGAGTGCTGCTGCATGATGGCGCAAACGCTCCGTCAGCGGCTTAAAAAGGACGAATGGGCGAGCTGGTTCGACACATTCAGGTTGATTATCCTGGACGAATGCCATAGGGCGGAGTTTGACTTCGTGTTTGATCAGCCGGCAGTCGATATGACATTTGTCGTCGGACTTTCTGCTAGCCCGGCCCGTTACGGCCAGATGCGACAACTCGGCCTGGACTATGGCGCTGTCGTTGTTGGTCCGCAAGTGAAGGAGTTGATTGATCTCGGTTATCTATGTCGATGCCGGTTGTTCTCTCTGGATGCTCCTTCTATGGATGATGTAGAGTGGAGTTCCGGTCGCGGTGACTACAATCTCAGTCAGATGTCTGCAAAGTTCAAGTCTCGAGCCAGGTATATTGGTGCCGTCGAGAACTATAAGCGGATCTGCCCAGGAGAAAAGACTCTTGTTTTTTGTTGCAGTTCCGAGCAGACGATTGAGTTGACGAAGGCTTTTTGTGAGGCCGGCATCGAGGCTAGGTATTGTCTATCCGGCGACTTTGACGAGGACGAGGAGTACAGCGGCGAACGGAAGGATGTCGTGGACGCCTTTGCTCGGGGAGAATTCCCCGTCCTGGTCAACTACGGCCTGTTCACCACAGGCATCGACATCCCGGATATCAAGGTCGTTATGCTTATGTTTTCGACGACCTCGCTGGTGAAATACATGCAGTGCCTTGGCAGGGCGAGCCGAATCGCTGACGGGAAGAATAATGAATTTTTGTGCCTGGACTTTGGACGCAACTATGAGCGGTTGGGCCGGTATGAGGATGATCGTGAATGGTCCGTCTGGCACAATACAGGCTCCGGCGGCGGCGTCGCGCCGACGAAGGAATGCAAGGGCTGCGGACGGTTGGTCCCAGTGTCTTGGACCGACTGCAAATTCTGCGGGTATCACTTCCCTACTGAGCACGAAATTTATCGTGCGGAGCTGCAGGAAATTGTTAGCAAAGCGCAAGACGAGGAAACGCTTGAGCAGATGGTTGCCAGGAAGAAACTTGCCGGCTGGAAGAACGACTGGATCCTTCGTGATGTTTGTCAAAAAAATCCATCTAACATGAAGGAGGCGTTTATGAAAGCGATTGAGATACTGCGTACTACGCACGGAGAAAAAATCACTCCAAAGTATTGGCACTTCTTCAAGGAGCACAAACTTGGCCGGATTAAGGAAAAGAAAGAAGACTCCTCTCAGAAGCTGTTTTAGGCACGGGATTTGAATGGGTGTCAAGAGACGCGAATACGAGAAATGAAACTATACGGTTTAATAGAAAAGGAATGGATTATAGACGAGCACTGTTATGCTTGTAATGACTACACCATTGAGATGTTCGAGTCGAAGGAGCGGCGCGACGAGAGGCTATTGTACCTTAATGGAGGGAAGAAGTACAAGGAGTATGAGACCCGCTGCCCTTGCCGTTTCTATGATGGATTTGATATAGAAACCGGTACTTACAGCGAATACAACGAACCTATAGAGAAATGAAATCAGTAATCTACGAGTTTGACCCGGTGATATACCCGTTTAAGTTGCTCGTGTCGAAGGATTTTGACGCGAATGAACTTGGTGGTATGTACTGTTGCGTTGACGATGAAGAGAATTTGATTGATTCTCCAGGAGAGTTCATCCCAAACAGACGGACTATCGCGAGAACGATACAATGCGCACCGAAGGACGGTTCTGAGACATTCTATTTAGTGCTGCTTTATCGTCCGAAGGTTATCGGCGTCGGTACTCTTGCCCACGAGTCTCTGCATATAGCCAATTTTGTCGGAGAATGGCTTGGTTTTCTTCCGAAGAAAGCTAACGAGGACGAACCGCAGGCGTATCTTATTCAGTGGCTGTCAAACTGCATTGATTCAGTGTTACGGGGCCATCCCGAGAAAATGAAAGGAGTAAAAGTTGAGTAACATGAAACCAATTGAAAAGTATCAGCAGAAATTCATTGAGCTTCTGAAAGAGGCCGAGGAAGAACTTGGAGGAAGGCTAACCGTCAGGGTATCATCTGCCGAAAAAGGAATAGACCCTGATGGTCTCACTGCCTTCCAAAAGAAAATTGAGTATAAGTGCGCCATTTCCACCGCTAACGACTTCTTGCTATGAAACCAGGAGACAAGGTGTGGTTATTTTTCCCTTTTGACGGCAACGCCATCCGGGAGTGCGAAATAGTAGAATGGCCGAATAATGATGCAATGTTTTCCTATCGTATTATCGGACACTATCGCCAGCGGCCTTACATCGCGTTCAAAGCCGACGCTTTCCACACCCGCGAGGCGCTGTGCGAGCATTACAGGAAGATTTTTGAGTGATATGAGCGAAGAATTAGTTTCTTTGGAAGGATTAACCGACCGAGAAATCCTACACAAGATGTTGGATAGGATTCTTGATACAAACGGGATAGAAAATTCCGCTATTTGGGTACAATGCTGCCCCGTTTCTGTCGGGGGGAGAGCAGAGTTGGTGACATATCACTTACGAATTGATGCGAAAAAGACTGTAGAATACTCAGAGTTATGACCATCGAAGAATACAAGAAGAAGTTCCTCGAACTGTTTAAGCAGCTGGAGGAAGAACACGGACCCGTTAGGGACGTGGAGATTTGGAAAGAAGAGATCTGCCCGAATTTCACGAGTGGCGAAATTAAAATTACATTTTGACATGAGCGAGCAAGTCAACCATCCATCTCACTACTTGAAGAACGGTATGGAGTGCATTGATGTCATGATTGAGAAGTTCGGCATTGAGGCCGTTATTAACTTCTGCGAGTGTAACCAGTTCAAGTACGAATGGCGTGCTGGGCGGAAGGATGGTAATTCTGCAGAGCAAGATCTCGCCAAGGCGCAATGGTACAGAAAGAAGGCGGAGGAGCTGAAAGGAAATACATTGAGTAGCGAGATTGTGCCGCTATTCGAAGATGTAGCTCAAGAGTTGGCGGAATCTATTGAAAGAGCGAATGAGGCATCCCTCGAGTTTACCGAACGACTCCCAGAGCTTATGGAATCTATTTGCCAACAAGTAGAGATTGAAGCCGGAGAAAAATATCTTAAAAATGTAGAACGCTATGTTAAGTCTTCTTTTTTATCCAAATGGTATTGGAAGCGTAAGGTCGATAAATCTAATAAAGAATTAGAAAATATACTTGAAGCGACTGCAAAATGGAAGAAAGAAAATCTCAAATAGCAACAACAATCGAGCAGTCGAAGCGGCTGCTTGCTGCAGGTATTGACCC